CGTTACCAGATATACCATCAAACGCAGGTGGCGGTTATGGGAGAGGCGGGGTTCCTATGCTTGTAGGTGAGCGTGGACCAGAGTTATTCATACCACGTTCTGCGGGAAGTATAATGAATAATGCAAGTTCAAGATTTGCAATGTCAGGTCGCGGCGGCCCATCTATTATTCAGAATATAAATGTTACAACGGGCGTACAAAGCACCGTGAGAAGCGAAATTATGCAGTTGATGCCAAGGATAGCAGAAGCATCGAAAGCTGCTGTATCGGATGCAAATAGGCGAGGTGGTGGGTTTAAAGGAGCTATGTCATAATGGCTATTACGTATCCATTATCGTTGCCGACAGCTACGGGAATCAAAAATATTTCGTGGAGAACAACGAATGCTGTAGCCTACTCTATGAGTCCATTTACATTTCAAGGTCAAGCCCATGCATATTCAGGTCAAAGGTGGTCGGCTGATATTGATTTACCACCGATGAAGAGAGCGCAAGCAGAACAGTGGATTTCATTTTTAATAAGTTTGCGTGGCCCATTCGGAACATTTTATCTGTATGATCCCGATGGGAGAACGCCCCAAGGAACCGCAACAACCTTAACTGTGAGTGGTAACACGGGTCAAAATTCTGTAACAGGTGTAAGCAATGGGACACTTAAAGCGGGTGATTACTTTCAAATAGGCAATGGATCATCTTCAAGGCTTTATAAGGTTCTTGTTGATAAGACTGCCGGATCAAACACGATGGAAATATGGCCATCCTTACGGGCAGATGCTTCATCTGCAAGCGCTGATCTTACAGATGCGAGTGGAGTATTTATGCTTGAGGGTCAAGGTATGCAGTGGAGTGCAGACGAAGTGAAGTATCAAGGTATTTCTTTTTCTGCAATTGAAAGACTATGACAAAAACGATTAGTAGTATTATAACAAGCGCTTTAAATCTTAATAACAATAATCCGCTGCCCGATCAAATCGAACAGTTTTTTGCTGTAGAAATGTTTTTTGACTCTGGAACGGTAAGGCTATGGTCAGGCATAGGAACTAAAACAATAAATGGTAATTCTTTTTTAGGTACTGGCGATTTGCTTGGAATCTCGGAAACAAGAGAATCAGGTGATATGACCGCTCATGAGCTTACAGTTTCACTTGACGGTTTGGATAGTGGAATTCTTACAGCCGCATTGACAGAGCAATATCAGGGGCGTCGGGCAAAAGTTTTGTGGGGAATAACTACAGGCAATGATGCTGTAGAAATTTTTGCTGGTTTTATGGATATAATGACAATAAATGATACCACTGATCGTTCGCAAATTTCTTTGACTATCGAAAGCAAATTGTTGATTTTAGAAAGACCGCAGGAAAGAAGATATACGCAATCTAGTCATTTAAAAAGAATCCAAATAGACAGCCTTCCAAGTTCTAATGATTCATTTTTCAATTGGACAGTTTCTTTAGGCAATAATCGTATTGTGCCTTGGGGTAAAAATGCAGAATGATTTTCAGTCTTTTTACCGATATATCGAAGAAGTAAGGGAGCGGAAATTTCGGCTGCATTCATTTGATTGTCTTACTTTTTCTAATGAAGGATTTAAAAAAATATACGGTAAGGGTTGGGCAGAAGATTATCTGAATGTAATTAAATCAGGTTCGCGCTATAAGGGGCTGAAAGCTATTCTAAAATATACGGACACAGCAAACGGACTTGAGGCATTAGATACGATTATGGATCGTGTAGGAACATTCCCGCAAAGAGGCGCACTGGTTGCTGCGCAAACGAAAGATAAGCGTTTGTTCGATTTTGCGCTAGGCATTTCTGACGGAAGATATTCAATTTTTCTAAATAATCCTAAAGGTCTTATTTTTCTTGAGACACATCTTTGTCAGGGAGCTTGGTTATGGCCGCAACAGTAGGCAGTAACATTTTATCTGCTCTGGGTTTTGCTGAAGCGGTTGGAACAACAAAAGTATTATTTGGTCTTACAAATATAAGTACTGTTGTTGGAACAGTTGCAATTACTGCTACAAATCTTGCTGTGAATTCTGCCGTTCAACGTCACATGGAAGCGCAAGCAAAGAGAAAAATGCTTGAGGCAACAAAAGGTTACTTACTTAATACAATTGAGCCAACATCAAACCAACAATTTGTATATGGGAAAATTCGCAAGGGCGGTGCAATCACGTTTCAAGAAAGTACAGGAACAGAAAATAAATTTTTGCATATGATTATCTGTCTTGCAGGGCATGAAGTAAACGCAATAAAAAATATCTACTTAAACGAAAACGATTGTGGATTAGACAGCGTTTCAAATGGATTTATCACGGCTCATGGATATAACAGCAAAGTATATATCCGTAAGTTTCTAGGCGCTGACAATCAAGATGTATATTCTACCATTAATTCTGACAGTAATTTATCAGAAACTGGTGGTAAGCCTGAGTACGAAGTCTCATCAGGTGTAGCTGCAAGCAATACAGAAAAGACTAATTTTAAAGGGCAGGGGATTGCTTGTCTCTATGTGCGCTTTGAATATGACCGTGATGTGTTCACTGAAGGATTACCAACAATTACGGCCATCATTGAGGGTAAAAAGGTTTATGATCCGAGGAAAGATAGTACAAGCGAAGGATATGATAGCTCTCTTGGCGTAAGCTCTCATAGATCAGGAACAAGTTCTACGTGGCAATATTCAGCAAATGCAGCGATATGCGTAAGAGATTATATACAAGCCAGTTACGGGCTTGATGATGGGAGCTATATCGACGATGTAGCTTTTTCTGTTGCTGCAACTGTATGCGATTCCTCTACTGCTCTTGCTGACAGTGGGAATGAAGCACAATATGAAATAAACGGTGCAAATATCATGGGCGCTGTGCCTTCGGATATTTTACGGAGTATGATGCAAGCCTGTGGTGGTATGCTTTATTGGAGCCAAGGCTTTTGGGGTCTCAAGGCAGGTTCTTATTCAGCACCGATTAGAAACTTTACATTAGAGGATGTCAGAAGTGATATCAATATTGTTTCAAAGCAGAGTAGGCGAGATAATTTTAACGTAGTACAAGGAACTTTCGCCGATGCAAAAGATAATCTTTACGTCACTCAAGAATTTCCGTCGATACGATCAACAACATTTATTGCAAATGATGGCGGTCAGGAAAACGTTTTCGATATTGATTTTAATTTTGTTACAAGCGCGTCACAAGCCCAGCGTTTGGCAAAGCAGATATTATTTAGACAAAGAGAAGAATTTGTTTTTCAAGCGGAATTTAGCCTCAAAGCTTTGGACTTACGTGTCAGTGATGTAATTTCTTTCACTGATAATCGTTATGGCTTCAGTAATAAACCGTTTGAAGTTATTTCATATGGATTGGTTAATAACTCTGATGCTGGTGATTTGCGTGTAGCCTTGACACTAAGAGAAACGTCCAGTGCTGCATATAATTGGAGTGCTGAAGAAGAACAAATAACATCCAACAATTCTACGCTTGCTAATTACAAAGATAATATCCTGCCAAGCAATCTTTCCGTCAATGATGTTGGTGGTTTATCAGCAGATGGAACTGTTGTACGAATGATGAGGTTAAATTTTAGCACAGCAAATAATATTTTTGTTGAGAGATATTTAGTCGAATATGCACTTTTCGGTACAACGGCATACACCACGCATATATTGAATGCAGATCAAACATCTGTTGATTTAGGTCCAGTGCAAATAGGTCAGCAATACACGATAAGACTTAGGGCTTTTACATCAGCGGGAAATTCGCACACGCCAATTACAATAAATCATACTCCATCAGGTGATACGACAGCCCCAGCACTCGCTACGAACATATTAGGTACGGCTGGCTATCGTCAAAATATAATTTCATGGACCAATCCCAGCGATGTTGATTTTAGAGAAGCACAAATTTTTGCTTCAAGCACAAATAATTCAGCATCAGCGGCAATCATTGGATCGACCGCAGGGACATCTTTTGCACATTCAGGACTTACTCAAAATTTAACTAGATATTATTGGGTAAAAACAAGAGATACTTCAAATAACATTTCGGGCTTTTCGTCAGGCACGGGTGCTGTAACAACGCTCGCTGATCCCCAAGATGGCGTTGATGGTGCGCAAGGTCCAGCGGGTGCGCAAGGTCCAGCGGGTGCGCAAGGTCCAGCGGGGCCACAAGGACAGGCGGGAGCTGCTGGTGTAGATGGAGCGGCTGGCGATACCGTTATTTCAGGTCAAGTATTTTATCAAACTTTGCAATCATCTTCTCCAAGTACACCTTCGGCCTCTAGTTATACAGTTTCATCAGCGTCGTTTGTTGGTCTTTCAACAGGATGGGGATTATCTCAACCACCAGTAAGTATAACTGATACATCTATATTGGAATGGTCATCAAATTTTACTGTTACAATTGATGGAACGTCGGGCGCACAAACACTTGTTTTCACAGCGCCTGCAAGTGCGATCCAAGTAACAACTGATTTAGAAAGCGATAATTATGACGGTGCGGGATTTGATAGCAGTGGGAACAGACTTTCACCAAATGCAACAGTTGGCTGGCATATAGATCGTAGCAGTGGCTCGGCTGAGTTTCAAAATGCTATTATTCGCGGAACCCTTGATGCTGGTGATATTACCACTGGATCACTCACGGCAGACAGGATTAATCTTACAGGCTCACAATTGCAGAATAGCGGCGGAGCTTTGATTGTTTCAAATGCTGGAATTGATACTACACAAATAGCTTCACAAGCCGTGATTGGTAGAGAGTTTCAATATAATTCTGGTGCAACAGGTTTATATGACGAAAATCAAGGTCGAATCGTAAATGCAATAAATGGATTTGTAAAAGAACTTGGGACAGATAGTGATATATTCATCACATTCAATGTTGGTGTTTCAAGGAAACCAATAGCCTTTAAAATATTCTATAATATAGGAACCTCCTACACATCAAGTTTATCAACAAACGTTACTCAAGCATCAATGGTAGGTACAGCATCTATATATGAATATTTTGTTAACCATTACGGATCAGGCGGTAGTGGTGCGGGTGCGGTAAGTTCTTACACGTATAGATTGGGCGGCTCCAGTGCATTGGCGGCTGGGACTTATAACATAGCCATTCATTGCCGTGGGTCATCTTCAAATGATAGTCAAACGAGAGAACATACTTTGATCGTGCAGGAGATAAAAAAGTGAGGCCGATTTTCACTATTTATAATATAGCTACAGGAGAAATCTCAGCGCAGTATAGCGGAAATGATATTGATGCAAATACACCATTAGGTTTTGCTTATATCAAAGGAAGTTTTGATGGTTTGAATATGAAAGTTGTTGATGGTAACGTTGTATCTAAAACGACAGCAGAATTAGATGAAATTATTATTCAAAACTTTTGGGATGATTTGCGATCAAAGCGCAACATCTATCTTGATGAAAGCGATTGGACTCAAGTGCCTGATAGCCCTTTAAGCGACGAAAAAAAAGCCGAATGGCGTATATATAGGCAATCGCTGCGAGATATTACAAATACGCTTGACCCTCTAAATATAACTTGGCCTAGTCAGCCAACTTAAATCATGCTAAGGTCCGATTACATATGTAATTCAAAGAGGCTGATCCATGGCAAGCTTTAACAAAATAAATGACTTCGTTGAAAATGCTGTCGAAGGTATGAATCTGGGGACAGATACGCTTACAATAGCGCTTTCTAATACTGCACCAAATGCCGAAAGCTCTGATCCTACGCAAGATTCAAATGGAGTCTTGGCAAATGTAACCCAGATAAGCTATACAAATCTTTCTTCACGAAATTTAGCTAACGTTACATCCGCTCAAGCATCAGGCACATACAAGTTATCCGCCGATGATCTTACGCTAACGGCAAGTGGCGGGTCGGTCGGGCCTTTTCAGTACATTTATATCTATAATGATACTGTTTCCTCTCCTGCTGATCCTCTCATCGGATACTATAACTATGGC